AAAGAATGTTGTATATGTGGAGAAAAAGTAGTAATTGAAGAGCATGAATCTGGGCGTGTTATATGGTATGGATATTCAAGATGTTCTTGTAGTTATCAATTAACTCAAGTTGAATTGGAGTGCATGACGTGAAACGTTTAACCAGAGAACAGAGAATGATAGTAGTTGACAAAAACCCATATTCATATATTTCGGCAGTTGAAGGACAAGAATGTAATGGATATATAAAGCACAAAGGTAAATGGGTTTTGATGAAACCAAGCACAATTAAGGAGAAGAATAATGTTAAATAAATTATTCAGGTGTAAACAAAACCCACATCCTTATATTAGTTCTAGAAGAATGGCACCATGGAAAGATTTTGACGGAAAAGATATATTTGAAGGTAGTAAGATTCTTGATCCTTCTGGCGGCCAAGGTATAGTTAAATATATTTGGATTCCAGGTGAGAAAGAAAGCGACCGATGGCTTGTTGATTATCATGGTAAAGGTTGCTCAAGACTATGCCTACAGATTGGAGATAAAGGACAAGGAGTAGTTGTGTGATGCCTAAGAAACCAGGATTACCAAGTAAAGTAAACATAAAAGGAAAAGAGTTTTCCGCTAGATGTGAGATAACAACGGAAAGCGGCGAAGTTTTACTAGTCAGAAAATGCACTATAGTTATTGACCCGAAGTATAGAATAATGGCGCATTTGGAAATACCTGTCAATGAATTAAACTTAGAGAATGTTAGCATGAAAAAGGAAATCGATGCCTAAGAAACCAGGACAACCAACTAAGTTTAAACCTGAATACACAGATGAAGTAGAAAGACTCTGCAAATATTTAGGTGCAACAGATGTGCAACTTGCTGATTTTTATGGTGTTACAGAGCAAACAATAAACAACTGGAAGAAGGAGCATCCTGAATTCTTTGGGTCCATAAGGAAAGGTAAGTTAGAATCTGATTTACCTATAGGAGAAAGCTTATATCATAGAGCAAAAGGATATAGTCATCCCGATACTAAAGCACAATGGATTCCGGCAACAGATAAAGAGGATGGACACTGGGAATACGCAGACTTAATCAAACACTATCCACCAGATACAGCAGCAGCCTTTATTTGGCTAAAGAACAGACAGGGCTGGTCGGATATGAGTAAGGTAGCCCTCACAGACCCAACCGGGAAGAAAGAAGCTAAGATAATCTATTTGCCAGAGGAGGAGAAAGAATGAAGAAACTATACAAAGACATTATCGAGTGGTGTTTAAGTTTTAAGTCTGGGGAACAGGCTTCAAAAGAAGTTACATTAAAGTTAACCAAGGCTAAGGATGAACTTATTTATCTAAACATGATTAAACTACCAGACATTGACGACATGGAAGATTTGGGAGGTGGCTATTATAGTATTTGGATTAAGTCCTCAGGTAGTAGCCGATACGAACGCTTTGACAGCACAACTGGCATAATTAACCTTGCCAGCAAGCACCCAGGAAGTGAAACCCAATACAACAAAGGATTTAAAGCAGGACAGCGCTACGAAGCTATGGAGAGGTTTAATAACCCGGAGGAGAATTGAAGTTCAAAAGAGATAAACCAAATGTTAGTGGATGGCATTTTTATGTTTATGTAAACAATATAGTTGAAATTGGTTATTACGATGTAGCGTATGGTACAATTACAAAATGCGATGCATGCGAAAGAGAGTCTTTTTCTACAGGGGAAATAAAGTTTTGGGGAGATGAAATAAAAATGCCTGAATTTAACCCAGAGGAGAATTAAATGTTAACTTTAATAGGATTTGCAATAATATGCGTTATCGGTTACTTTACGGTAAAGTATATAAATAGTTCAATAAAGTCTATACCGATTCAACTAAGATTTGGTGCGGCGTTTAGTCTTATCGCTTATCTTATCTTTGCTGCTTACAGATAATGACTGATCTGGAAACCACAATGAAATATAAAACAAATTGGGAATATATAAATAAGATAAGGCATTTAGGCGTGTTTGATTATTTTATGACATTCGCAGATGCTACCGACATGGCATATAGAGCCCACATAAGAGCGGAAGATTTAAGTATTGCTTTTCCCGCGTCTCAACAGGATACTATTGATATTATATGTAATGCTGTGATGAAGACTGAATTGCCTTTATTTTACCCGGAATGACTGACATCTGGAAACCACAACCTGGACGCCAAACCGAAGCTCTAACCATCAAATGTAAAGAGCTTCTATATGGAGGCGCGAGATATGGTGGTAAGACCGAGATAGGCCTTGCCTGGCTACTAAAACCGTTCAAGGATTTACAGGATGACCCCGAAAGCTTAGAGCAATACACAGCTCTCATAATTAGACGTAACCTAAAGGATTTAAAACGGTGGCTCCGGCGCGCAGGACTCTTTTATCGGTCACTTGGCGTAAAGGTAATAGGGGGAAACGCGCCCGAGCTTCGGTTTCCTAATGGTGCTTTGTTCTACTGCGGTCACCTCAAAGATGAAAACTCCTATCTGCAATACATGGGCGATGAGATCCCCCGTATCCTATTCGAGGAACTTAATCAACTAGCTAACGAAGATTCCTACATACAGGTGCTTGGCTCTAACAGGTCAGGCATTTCCGGCTTAGATGCAAGGGTGATGGCTAACACAAACCCCGGTGGTCCCGGCCATGTATGGATAAGGAAACGGTGGAACATAGAAGGCAGACCGCCATACAAAACAATCAGAATTAATGCACCTGGAGGCGAAAGAGTATTTGTTCCTGCTAAGGCTGAGGACAATCCTATCGGTATGGAAAAAGACCCTGGGTATATCAAGTATCTTGATTCTCTCCCCGATAAACTAAAGGCAGCATGGCGGCACGGTGATTGGACTAAATTCTCAGGGCAATACTTCGATGACTTCGAGGAAGATATCCACGGGATAGAATCTTTTCAGATACCAGACCATTGGGAATTATGGGGAGGCTTGGACTATGGAGAAGCTAATCAAACCAGTTTTGGTCTGTACACCTACGATACTATAACAAACAGAAAGATTCGTCTCTGGCACTATTACGAGAAAGAAAAGAGCGCAAGTGAATATGCTTCTGATATAGTTACGCAATTGCTCGATTTGAAGATAACTAACGGACGTATGCCAAAGATAACCTATGCAGACCCGGCTATGTGGACTAGGAGAAGGGTTTCCATTGATGAAAGCGGCATGAGGCAGACCTTTGTTGTGGCCCCCGAGAAGGGATTCAACGATGCCGGCCTTTATCTTGTGCCGGCCAACAACGACCGCATAGCAGGATGGCGTAATCTCAAGAACCATTTAAAGGTTGATTCTGATTGCGGGTTTGCTTATTTTGAGGATTATTGCCCGGAGTACGCTGACAACATGCTTGCTATGATACACGACACGAAAAACGTTGAAGATGTCCTTAAGTGCTCAATAGACCATATGGCCGACGAAACCAGGTACGGTATGATGGCCGAAGAATCCCCCGTTAAAATATCTGATTTTTATGATAATGTTGATGAAAGGCATGATGAGGCAGGGATGGATTATTCTCCGGAGGAGGAAGGGGTACCATGGTAGACATAACAACGCAAATAGAAAACGTTAAATGCTCAATGATGAAACAAACCGGAATCAATCCCAACATCCTAGATATATCCTTCGGCTTGTATTTTCAATTTATGCTTGAGAATGGTATCCAGAATTTAATTGACGAATATGACGGCATGAAAGTAAATGTTTTTTGGAATATAAAGCCATCGTTTAGGTTAAGAAATTCAAACCATTGTTGGATTAACGGGAATACTTTCTAATGGCCACCCTAGCAACTAGATTCCCTTTTTTCGGTAAAGCACTATCCGCAGTCCAGGCTATGCGGGCTCCATCTGGCACGGTCATCAATCTCGGCTTAATAGATTGGGATGGCCACAACAAGAGATGGGAAGACCGCGACAACAGATTTATTGATATGCGGAACATGCGGAGAGACCCGGTCATAAAGGGGATGCTCAGAGCATGGACATTACCCATATTGAATGCAGGCGGCAGGATAGAGCCCGCCAGCGACAGCAACGAAGATAAGAAAATATCAGAGTTTGTTGAGGATGTATTCTTTGGCGGTAAGACCACATTCGATTTCAGGGAATTCCAAAAAAGAATGTTTCGCTATAATGAGTTTGGTTTTCAGGTGATGGTTAAGAGAACCCAGAACATAGACAACCAAATATATTGGAAACGGTTCACAGAGTTAAACCCGGAGTCAGTGGAAAAGTGGTTCACCGATGAAGATTTCAACATCAAATCCATCTTCCAAGAGAACGCATATAATTCCACCACAGACAGATTCGAAAACCACCATATAAGCATTGATTCAGTTTTTTACATAGCTAACGATGTACAGGGGGCTAACTTTGAGGGAGAATCTATTCTTGCCGCTGTATATGGCCCTTGGTTTAGAAAAGACAAATTATTGAAATTAAGAAGTATTCAGGCTGAACGTGGCGCGGTTGGTATACCACGAGCTAAACTACCAAGAAACGTAGACAAAACAGAAATAGAAAAAATAAAGAATGTTTTGTCTACGTTTCGCTCTCACGAGAGACAGTACGTTGTGCAAACTATACATGATGCTGAGATAGATTTTATAGGCGGCAAGGACTTCTTTGGAATAGATTTAAACCCTACCATAGAATCAGAAAACCGGGAAATAGTAGAATCTATCAATGCAGGATTCTTGCAGCAATCAACAGGCGATAGCGCAAGCGGTAGTTTCGCGAAACAAGTAGCAGATATTGATTTTTTCAAGATGGGCGTAGCAGCGCAACAGGACTTCATTGATTCAGTTCTCAATAATGGGTATCTAGGCTCTCAGTCCATAATCAAACAACTAGTCACCTTGAACTTCCCCAATGTCACAGAATTCCCAAAGTACGTTTCAAACGATGCTTACCAGGATGATATCTTGTTACTGGCTCAAGCTGCCAAAGCTCTCAAGGATGCTTCGCTTCTAACACCTACAAACGAAGATGAGGAGTTTTTCCGTGATAGAGGTGGATTTCCTGAAGTTGAGCTATCAAAGGAAAGACCTAAACCCATGGTGCCGGTTATGGGTAGTCCGGATGACGCACAGGGGGATGAGCCGGAAGAGGATGACGACGATGAGGAAGAGGAATTAACCACAAACAAATCTATTGAATTTGCACACAGAAAGAGAGGCCGTCAAGTCACTCCGGAACTAAAGAAGCTGGAAAAGGAAATCGAAATAAGTAGCATGCGTGAAGAACTAGACAGAAAAGAAAAGTTAGCGCAGAAAGAAATGGATGCCTTTGTCAAGGACACCAGGGATAGACTGGTTAAAAAAGCAGAACTCATAGTAAAAAAAAAGTCCATTAACGAAGTGGTAGCAGCAATCGAAGCTTTTAATATACCAAACCGAACTAAGATGGAGAAAGCCTTATCCAAGCATGGCAAAGATTTGTTCTTGTTCGGCAAGGCACGGGTGAGATTGGAAAGGGGAAAGCAGGCATTCCAGGATATACTCGAAGATTCAAACGAGGCACGGAGAACAATCAAGCCGACTGTAACTGTAACCATATCTAATTTCTACGACAAGCTTAGAACCGAATGGAGCAATGTCATTTTATCTCAGTTTAAATCTGGGAACGTGGACACGTTGGCAATAAGGGAAGGCTTGGAGCGAGTATCTGACCGGGTGTTTAAGTTGGATGTCAACCGCCGCCTGGCAGAGTTTTTTGGTATGGGGCGCAATACTCAATTGGTAGCTCAGGGCACTGAGAAGGTCATCCGGTCCGAGATATTGGACTCGAATACCTGTACCCCCTGCGTTGCCATTGATGGAGAGATAATCACGATAGGTTCGGCACGATGGTCTGCGGTATCTAGGGGGGTTTTTAATGGGTGCTTGGGTGGCGACCTTTGTCGCGGGATAAACTTAGAATGGGTAGAATAATTGAAGTCTGATAAC